TTGGGTTCAACTCGGCACCTCTGCTCCCAACATTCAGAATGTGACGCTCACGGTTCTTCCTACGACTCGTTATGTGATCTATTCTCCGCAGAACAAGAACACGGTGATTGCTCCTCTTCCCAACTCCCTTGCGAACGACAAGTTCAAGGGATACTACCAAGCGGGAACGACATACTCGGTAGGTGATATTGTATCATCTACACCGCTCTTCACAGCGACGAGTCAGAACACTTTTGTGGGTCCGTTCTACCAAGCGATTCTATCCACGACGGGCAACGCTCCGCCCAACGCAACCTACTGGAAACTCATCGGCGATAAGGAAGGTCGTCCGCAAGATCTCTCTACTGACTACTACTGGATCTACACTTACCAGCGATGGATGGATCTCGTGAATCTCACGCTCTTCAATCCCGATGATCTTGCTCTCAACCCCGCTGGAACTCGTCTCGCTCCAACTTGTGCGATCGCCGACACCTTCTATGCCTTCTACGATGCGTGGATTCAGAACGGCACACTGGGAGCCTTCCCTTACACCACACTGAAGGACTTTTTGAATGCGACTGCCCAGCCTCCGCAGATGTCGTATGACGGTCAAGCCCAGCGGTTCAGCATTCGGTTTGATAGCGATGGATACGGATCTCGTCTCCTCGCCTTCACGCCATCTTCATCACAAGGCGGTCTCTTCGTGCCTCCCGAGTTCAAACTCTTCTTCAACACAAACTTGTATAACCTCTTCGCCAACTTTGACTTCCTATACTGGAACACATCTTCGCCTACGGCTGGTCCATATGCGGGTATTCCAGCACCCGCTGGGTATGTGTATGAAGTCCTTGTGCCGAACAAGTACTACACGGATGTCCAAGATTACCGCCTCTCTCCGTATGGCGGAACACCTCCTCTCGGATATGTCCCCTACGGAAGCGGAAACCCAGCATCCAATCCTTTGTCCGTCCTTCAAGAGCAGAANGTCTACTGGACGATCACGCAAGAGACCCAATCTACCGACACGCTATGGTCCCCCATCTCCTCCATCGTGTTCTCGTCAGCCCTAATGCCCGTGAATCCCGAAGAGAACTCCGCACCCGTCATCATCGGTCAAGGCAACATCGGAAACTCTCAAGCCACCGCAAAGTCTGCCTTCACCCGCATCATCACGGATCTTTCTTTGCCGATGGACAAGGGGTCAGCATCTTGGAAGTCCTTTATCTACTATGTGCCCTCTGCCCAGTACCGTATGAGCGACTTCCTTGCCTCGCATCAGCCTCTCTCGGGAGTAGATGTCCAAGTCTTTTGGAAGAACCGCCTCAATAACCAACTCTACCCTATTGCGATGACGAACTTATCCTCTGTATCCTTCAAGATGATGTTTCGGAAGAAGGGAGTGCCCGACAAGGGAGATCCCGAGTTTTAAGGAGCGTCCGCTAAAACTTTCTGTAGATAGAACATAAACCAAGATGAGTGCCGACATTGAGAAGTTGGCTGTATTTGATTCCCGTATCGTTCAGAACCGCCCCAAGTATGCCGTTGAGAAGGGGGCACTCAGCCTTACAAACGCCCCGTTCAACGCCATCTCGGCGACCTCGTCCCAGCACACCTACAACATCTATGTCCCGTCCGAGAATGTGTTCGTTGATCGTGGTCTAGAGTGGTCTTCTACTTGCTTCCTCCAGCAGACGGTCACCTACACGACTGATGCTCAGACTCGCTACTTCGTTCTCGGAAACGCTGGTATGCCTCTGTGGCTACCCGCTGTAGACTGGTCTCTCCCAGCCTTCCCGCTGAACTCTCTGTGCTCCACCACGACTGCGACGATCAACGACACCACGAGCGTCATCAACTCCCAAGATGTGCTCAAGGAGGTTCTCCGTCTAACGGACTACAAGAAGAACCGTGTCCAGCGTACTTGCCCCACGATGCTGGATAAGTACCAGTGCTACGACGATGCCTATGGTGCCGTGAATAGCCCTATCGCTGGTTATGCGTCCCTCACGGACTACGCCGAGCCTCAGAACGGTCAGTTCCCGCAAGTGTTCTTCACGGACGCTCTCGGTGCTCCCCTCGTCAACCAAACCTACTACAACTCGGCGGGTGCTCAAGTATCCCAGCCCACTTCTCTAACGGCTGGTGTCTACCAGTGTATCAACGGTCTGCCTTGCCTCGCCGTCACGACTGGTCTAACCCCCAATGTTGCGTGTACTGGTCCTTTCACCTTCTTCTTCAAGTGGACGAGCACGGAGAAGATCGTGCTCTCACCCTTCACCTTCTCCGATGTCCACGAGTGGGACACGGGTCTGTTCGGCATCAACAACATCCAGTTGATTATGAATCTCCAAGCCCCTACCCGCCTCGTCCGTTCCAGCGGTATGCGTTTCGCTACCCAAGCGGTCGCCCAAGCGGTTGGTGTCGGTCAGCAACTCGTCAGCGGTGTGTCCAGCGTCGCTGTCGCCTACAACACGGCGGTCTCGCAGACATTCCAAAACTCTGTCGTCAATGTTCAGTTCCTCACGCCTTCCCTTGATGTCCCTCTACCGCCCAAGTCAGTCGTGCCTTACCTAGAGTTCCCTCGCTACATCACGAACTACTCTCAAGGTGCGGTTGCGTCGGGCTCGGTCATTCAGATCCAGTCGCAGACGATCACGCTACCGCAGATCCCCGATCTCCTCATTATCTATGTGAAGAACGGTCTAACGGCGACGAACTTTGCTGACTCGTATATGTCCATCGCTTCCCGTGCGAACGGTGGCATCGCCAATCCCCTTACGGTCAACTTTGATAACTTCAGCGGTCTCCTCTCTTCGCAGACGACGGAGCAACTGTATGCGATGTCCATCAAGAACGGTCTAGATATGGACTGGGCGACTTGGAGCGGTCAAGCGTATCAAGGTCAGTCCCAAGTGGCGACGAGTCTTGGTGGCGGTGGTACGGTCCCTACTCGCACGAGTGCGAGTGCTGTGCCTCTGAGCGGTATTGTGCCGTCTCTCTTTGCTACTGGCGGTGCGGGTAAGGTCCCGACGGTCGGCTCCATCCTTGTCCTCAAGCCGTCCCAAGACATTACCCTACAAACGGGTCAAGCCCCTTCGCTGGTCGGCAACTTCACCCTCCAGTTCAATCTCCAAGTCATCAACAACGCTGGTGTCTCGGTCACGCCTCAACTGTATGTCATCACGGCGAACTCGGGCTTCTTTGAGTCCATTCGTGGCTCCAGCCGTATCATCAAGGGTGTACTGTCCGAGCAAGACATTATCGGTGCTCCCCTTGCCCCGACGGCGACTCGCCAAGAGCTCTGCCGTTATGTCGGTGGCGGTGGCATTATGTCATCCATTGGCAGTGTGCTGACGAAGGTCATCAGCAACCCCGCTGTGCGTGATGCTCTGCTGGAGGTCGGCAAACACGCTGGTAAGGAACTGCTCCATCACGGATCAGAGTTCGTCAAGAAGAAGATCAGCGGTGGTGATATGAGCGGTGGCTCTTACTCGGGTGGTATGTCCAGCGGTGGTATGTCCAGCGGTGGCACGGCTTCGGCTGGTCGTCGTCGTGGGCTAGACTCTCGGATGATGTGAAAATGTAAATAAGCCAACTCACGCTTTCTTTCCCGCATTTCAAGTTGTTTGATGTGTAATCTCCACTGCTTTGCCTCGTATTCGGCAAAATGAAGCCTATTTCGGCACAACCACGCATCCATTTGGATGTAAGTCGGGAAAAAAGAACAAGTTATAGAAAAAAACCAGTAAAAAAATTAATTTTTTTACTGTGAAAATCCATATCTTTGCGATTTTTACCATAGATGAGGGCGAACTATGCGAAATAACTCAAAGAATAGGCGACGAGTAGCCCTCTTATCCTTTGTGTTTATAGCCACTTGTAGGTCTGTGCCGATGATGGAGAGATATTGGACGCAACGGATCATTGTTTATTATTAGAGTGAGAAGGGGATGCGTGGAATAAAACGGAATCGGTTGCCTCGTAATCAGTAAAGGGTAATGTGGAGACAAAGTATTAATGAGTCTTACGAGGTTTCAATTGACGGACAAGTAAAGAATAAAAAAAGTGGTTTAGTTCTCTCACCAGCAAAGTCTCACAGTAGTAATGGCTACTATCAAGTATTTCTATCCACTGGTGGGGTTAAGAAAGGACACGGAATCCATCGTCTTGTTGCTTATGCTTTCCTTCCATTGCCTACCGAAGATGGACTGGTTGTAGATCACATTGATAGAGATAAGTGTAATAACCACGCTTCAAATCTGCGATGGTGTTCTCTATCGGCGAATAGTAAAAACCAAGCAGAGCGTCCATTCCTAACAAAACCTACAAAGCAGAACAAGACTGGAGAACTACACATTTCGCCACATCCACAATCGGGTGGATTTGCCGTATTTATCAACCGAAAAACCTTCAAGCACTATTCGTATCATAAGACGCTTGAAGATGCTATTAAAAAGAGAGATGAAGTTATTGGGGGATAGAGGAGTCGCACCTCTGCCTCTCGGGTCAAAACCGAGCGTCTTAACTGCTTGACTAATCCCCCAGTTTGATACGGTTTCGTAAGAAACTGGGAGTTAAACATTCTTCATCCTATTATTGTAATGGACTATACTGAGACAAGATGGGAACCAGCGAGTAGTGGAAGCGGTCGTCGGTGGCGAACACAGTATTGTGCGGTGTGCGACTGCTGGATTATCTGTGCGAGGATCAATCGCCACAACACCAAGAACCCACACCATCAAGAACAACTTTCCCGTCGTTCTAATGAAAATAAACAAGTATCGTGTAAGAATAAAAATGTCGGCGATGCGAGTCAATGAGTTTATGCTAGATCTCGCCAAGAAACTGCGTGAGGAGAAGGGTGTGG